GTCACTAATAGCCATTACTAGCTTCGCTATATAAGGCATTCATGACAACATCTATTGGCCTGAAGGGGTATTATATAATCTTAGCGCCTATATAAACATACATGGTTGGAGAGGGGTTGTCAAGCGGTTTATTTTATGGTATTATATACACTTGTTCGTATACATAGCAGGTCATATGGTAGAAGAATCACGCAAATATGCCCACGAAGTGCGACAAATGGTCACGACGGGCATTTTAGTCAATGACATAGCTAAGTACCTAGACATCCCTAAAGACGAGTTACTACTTGAATATTCAGACATTATTAATAAAGGTGCTGTAGATTATACAGTTCAGGTTGCAAAAGCGTTGTATGAGTTAGCTATGGGTGGAAACTTACAAGCGTGTATTTACTGGTTAAAGACTGTAGGAAAGTGGGAACAATTAGCCGAACAAGTTGACGAAGTTAGACCTACAGATATTTTAACAGATATTAATATTAAGTTAGGAATTACAAAAGCTGATTTTGAGAGTAATGAGTAGTTATGGAATTTAACTTTACTTGTACCAAGGAACAGTTTGAGTTTCTCAGCTTAACATGCAAATACCCCGCGTTCGTTGGTGGATTCGGTAGTGGTAAAACTGAAACAATGTTACGTAGAGCGTTTATAGATGCATCTTCACACCCAAAAGCACTAATCGCATTGTATGCACCGTCATATGACTTGGTGAGATTGATTATAGCGCCTCGATTGATGGCAATGTTAGAACAATACAAAATACCCTTTGAGTATAATAAAACCGAACAGATGATAACTACTACCCATCCTCAATTTGGTAATTTTATCTTTAGGTCTCTCGATACTCCAGAAAGAATTGTAGGGTACGAGTCTTATAGGGCACATATTGACGAGATAGACGTATTACCTGAACATCAAGCGACGATGGCATGGAATAAAATTGTAGGTAGAAATAGGCAGAGACTTCCAGGTGTTACAAAAGATAAACAGTTGAATAGAGTATCGGCATATAGTACCCCTGAAGGTTTTAACTTTTTATATAAGAGATGGAAAAAAGATCCTCAACCTGGTTACGAAATGGTACAAGCTAGGTCAGAATCTAACCCAATGCTACCTGAAGATTATATTTCATCATTGAAAGCAACCTACCCAGCAGAATTAATCAGTGCATATCTAAATGGTGAGTTTGTAAATCTAACGACAGGTACAGTATATAAAAGCTTTGACCGGGTTAGATGTGACTCTAAAGAAATAATTAATCCTAATGATATTTTATATGTAGGAATGGATTTTAACGTTACTAATATGTCAGCAAGTATATATGTACGTAGAGTGAAGACAAAATTAATCGACAATCAAGATAAAAAAGTTATAGAATGGCATGGAGTAGCCGAGCTGTCTAAATTGTATGATACACCTGAAATGATAGCTAAATTAAAGGAATTGTATAACAAACATAAATTAGTAGTATATCCCGATGCTTCAGGAAAGGCTCGTAAATCTGTTGGTGCAGGTGTCAGTGACATAGCACTATTAGAGGAAGCAGGCTTTGAGGTACGGGCACATAGTAAAAATCCTTTAGTGAAGGATAGAGTAAACGCGGTAAACGGTGCATTTGATAGACAAGTGTTATTTGTAAATGTTGATAACTGTCCTAACATGGTAGAGTGTTTAGAACAGCAATCTTATGATGATAAGGGTGAACCTGATAAATCAAAAGGTAAAGATCATCAAAATGACGCTACAGGATATCCGATAGCATATGAAATGCCAATTAAAAAACCAATAGCACATATTCCAGTGGGATTTGCTAGCAGAAGTGGAGAATAACAGAATGACAGTGTCAACTGAACGTGAAGAATATTGTAAGAATGAAAAGAAATGGAAATTAGTAAGAGATGTGACTGAAAGTAATGTCACTAGCTATATTAGGGATGTAGATAAAAGAGATCCTGATAGAAATATTAGATATAAGAATGATGCGCAATTTACGAATTTTACCAGTAGAACAAAGTCTGGATTAGTTGGCGCTGTATTCCGTAAAGATTTAGTGGTTGATTTACCCTCAGATATAGAATATGTCAGAGATGATGCGACAGGCTTTAAAGTATCACTATCAAAATTAGCACAAAAGATTACTGGTGAGGTATTGATCACTGGTAGATATGGACTATTAGTAGATTATCCAGCAAGTGAAGACGGTCTAACAGCTCAAGAAGTGTCAGACATGGATTTGAGAGCAAGAATTTATACTTATTCCGCAGAGAGTATTATTAATTGGCAAGTAAAATTAGTAAATGGCTCACCTAAACTATTATTAGTAGTATTAAAAGAATGTGTAAATGACTTATCCGACGATGGTTTTACATGGGTAGAAAATCATCAATATAGAGTTTTAAGAATGGTAAATGGAGGTTATACACAATCTATTTATGATAAAGACGAAGAACTTATTGACGTGATGATACCAAGGGATAAAAATGGTAATGCGTGGGATTATATCCCATTTGTATTTGTAGGGTCAGAGGATAATGACTCAGAAATTGATAGTATCCCATTATACGATTTGGCTAACTTGAACATAGGACACCTAAAAAACAGTGCAGACTATGAAGAATCGGTATTTTTAGTAGGGCAACCTACCTTAGTTATTGGTACTGAGATGTCTAGCGAACAATTTAAGGATGCTAACCCAGGCGGGGTATTATTCGGCAGTCGTAGAGGGTTAAACCTTGGAGTAGCTGGACATGCTAATTTATTACAGGCAGCACCGAACCAACTGGCAGATGTGGCTATGCAAAGGAAAGAAGAACAGGCCGTAATGATGGGTGCTCGATTGGTAATGGTACAAGCGGATAGAGAAACTGCTGTAGCTGCACGTATGAGACATTCAGGTGAAACTAGCATTTTAAGCACTATTGCACATAATGTACAAGATGCCTTGATTCAGTGTATGAAGTTCCTAAATAGATTTATGTCGGGGCAAGACTCCTTAGACGGAGTCCATCTTGTTATAAATGACCATTTCTTTGATGAAAACGTAGATCCAAACGCATTAATGGCACAAATTCAGCTATTTAACTCAAAAATTATAGCTAAAAGTGATATTAGGCAGTATTTAAGAGCTACAGGAGTGGTAGAAGAAACTAGAAATGATGACGAAATAGAGGCCGATATCAGTGCAAATCCACCTGAAGAAATAGATAGTACTGTAGGTATTGACACTCTTTAAAAGGCATGATATAATCCGTAATTCAGTGTATTTAAACCAGTGTATAACCTAGTGGGGAATAACATGACAGATTCAGCCAGTGGCGAAATTGCTAATACCGAGACAGAACAGGCCGTAGATTATAATGCTGTAATTGAAGACCTTAAAACTCAAAACCAGGCTATGAAAGGCAAATTGGATGAGTTATTAGGAGAAACAAAAAAGGCAAAACAAAAGGCACGTGAAGAACAAGAAGAAAAAGAAAGGGTCAAGCTTGAAAAGGCTAAAAAAGATGGTGATTATGAGCAAATGCTTAAATCGTCAGAGAAAGAGAGAAATGACCTTTTAAGTAAATTTAATGATTTGAATAATAAAATAGCTTCGGAGAAAGTTAAATCAGAATCGCTTAAGATTGCCAGTGAGTTGGCTGATGGTAATAATGTGGATCTATTAAGCGAATTTGTTAATAAAAGATTGAAATATACAGATGATGGGGTAAAAGTTTTAGATTCTAATGGTGATTTGACTGTGTCGAGCATCGAGGATTTAAAACGAGAATTTCAAAATAGTGACAAATTTAAGTCATTATTGAGAGGTAGTAAAGCCAGCGGCGGTGACGCTCAAGGAAGTGGTAATAGTGTTACTACGAAGACACAAAAAGTTGTAGATAGAGCCAGTTTTGAAAAGATGAACCAAATTGAAAGGGCTAATCATTTCAGAGCAGGCGGAAAAGTTACAGACTAATATTTTATAAACTATATAGGAATATATAAAACATGGCTAATACATTAACAAACTTAGCACCCGACTTGTATGCAGCGCTCGACGTTGTATCACGTGAGTTGGTTGGACTAGTTCCAGCAGTATCAAGAGATTCCAGTCTCGAACGAGCTGCTTTAAGTCAAACTATTCGCTCATTTGTTGCACCTTCTGCATCATCTAGCAATATTACCCCTGGACAACTCCCAGCAGACGACGGCGATCAAGTAATTGGTAATAAGACTATTACTATTTCTAAATCCAAGTACGTAGCAGTGCGTCACACAGGTGAAGAAGAAAAGGCAATGAATAGCGGCGCAGGTATGTCAAATATCGTCCGTGACCAATTTGCTCAAGCTATGCGCGTTCTTGCTAACGAAGTGGAAGCGGATCTTGCGGCTCTTTACGTAGGTGCATCACGTGCGGTATCTCCAGCAGGTACAACTCTTTTCGACGCAGCTAATTACAAAGACGTTGCAAACGTTCGTAAAATCTTAGTAGATAACGGTGCGGATCCTTCTGACATGAGCTTAGTATTAAATACTTTGTCTGGTGCGGCTATCCGGGGTAATGCTACTTATGTGAACGTTGATAGTTCTGGTTCAAGCGACATTCTCCGTCAAGGTATCTTATTGCCTGTACACGGTATGAATGTTCGTGAATCAGCTCAAATCAAAACACACACTATCGGTACTGGTTCAGGCTTAAAGACTGACTCTACAGGTTATGCTGTAGGTGCTACATCAATCGTAGTTGCTACTGACGGTTCAGGTACTATTGTTGCCGGTGACGTAATCACTTTCTCTACTGATGCGACTGCTTCTAAGTATGTTGTAACAACTGGTGGAGATATGAGCGCAGGCGGTACTGTTGTAATTGCGGCTCCTGGTCTACGTGGTGCACTAGCTGCTTCACAGGCTGATATCGCAATCGTAGCAGACGTACAACGTAACATGGCATTCTCACGCAACGCTATTCACTTAGTAACACGTGCTCCAGCAAGACCAGAAATTGGTGACTTAGCGGAAGATGTCATGATGGTTCAAGATGCCCGTTCAGGCTTAGGCTTTGAAGTATCGATGTATAAAGAATACAGACGCGTACGTTTCGAAGTTGCATTAGCTTGGGGATTCGCGGTTATTAAACCAGAACATCTTGCATTGTTAATTGACTAATCGATAGGATAATATCTCCTCAGATATTGCCAAGGATGGCTCTTATATAGGATTACATTAAAAATGTCAAGTACAGAATCTTTTTTCCTTCCAAAGGAACACAAATTAACTTTTACACCTGATGCGGTTGCATCTGGGCATTTCGTTGTTATTGATGGTAGTGGTAACCCGTCTGGTTTTACTGCGTTAGTAGCAAGCACGCCTGTCGTAGTTGAGGCAATTAACACTAACAGAATATTTCAAGTAACCATTAATAATGGTGAAATTGCAGTCTCTCAAGAATTTGATGGTATGGCAGATGACCGTTTAGACGATATAGAAGGTGACTTCGTATTGACTTCTACACTAGAAACCACACTAGAAGACTATGTTTTAACTGAAGATTTAGATACGGCAATAGCGGATTTTATAACAGAGTCTGACCTCACTACAGCATTAGGTGATTATGTAACTGAAGCCGAACTTACTACAGCGCTAGCAGATTATGAACCTTTAATAGTAGCAGGTACATTTATACCGTCACCATCAGCCATATCAGAAACTGATTTAAAAGACGCTATAGACGATATTAGAGACCTTTTGATTGCCAAAGGCATTATGGAAGCAGAGGTATAATAAATGAAAACAAGACAGGATGTCGGCTCGACAAATAGATATTTCGCCGAAATAGCGGTAACTGAGGGATAAATGAAAAAACCAGTTAAGAAATGGCCTAGAATTAAATACGAACTATTAATGTTCATGTCTTCTATTTGTCGTAAATTAACGGTTAAGTTTCAGTCTTTGGCCAAATGGTCATATTGTAAGGCATTTGCTCTAAAGGTAGATAAGTAATGTCTAGTACTACTACACAATTCGTTCAGGCTGGATATCAACTAGTAATAACTAGTAATGCAGTGTCTAAAGGCTATTTTCATGAAATAGGAATTCCAGGTTCACAATCTGGCGGCCTGACAGCAGTTAATTACAATGAATCGCATGTAGTTGAGCCAGTTAATTATAACCGTACATTTGCAATTGTCTCAGACCAAGGCACTATTAGCTTTGTTGTTGATTTTGATTATATAGAAGATGTAGCTAGCTCATTAGACGATTTAGATGACGTTGTTATAACCGATTTATTAGAAGATGACATTTTAAAGTATGATGGCGCTAAATGGGTTAATAGTTTTACTACTCCTGGTAGCGGTGCTACTGAGCTAGATGAGTTATCAGACGTTACTCTAGGTGCGTTAGTAAATAGACATGGTTTGATGTATAGTTCAGGCTCAGGTCAATGGGAAAACCGTCTACTAGTAGAAGCTGACATTTCAGACCTAGGTAATTACCTTACTGACATTAATAGTGAAGTCTTAGACGATTTAAGTGATGTAAATATTGTTGCACCTAGTAATGGTGAAGTATTAAAATATAATGGCGGCGTTTGGTCAAATGCTACTGACGAAGGTATAAGTGCTGCTGCAGATGTTAGCTATGATAATACAACCTCTTTATTAACTGCAACTGATGTACAAGCGGCTATCGACGAACTAGATGTTACCTTAGATTCTTTGGCAGATGTGGCATTTTCTGGCGATTATGATGATTTAAGTAATACTCCTAGTATACCAAGTCAATATACTGACGAATTAGCTCAAGATGCCGTTTCAACTATGATTCAAAATGGTACAGGTATTACATGGTCATATAATGACTCCTTAAATACTTTGACACCTACAGTAACGATTACTCAATATACAGATGAAATGGTACAAGATGTAGCTAGTACTATGATTCAAAATGGTACTGGAATTACTTGGTCATATAATGATAGTTCAGGTACATTAACACCTACGGTAACAATTACTCAGTATACAGATGAACTTGCTCAAGACGCTGTAGGGACTATATTAGATGATAGTACTTTTATAAGTGCTGTTTATTCTGATGCAACTCCTAGCATAACTATGTCATTGTCAGCAACTGGTACCCCAGATAGCACGACTTTTTTAAGAGGTGATAATACTTGGGCAACTCCTAGCGGCGGCAGTAGCACATTTCCAGCAATAGGTGCAGTTTCAGGTCAATGGTACGGAACTCCAGGACTATTCTTTGATTGTGACGCTACCGCACAGAATACGGTAGATACTGGAACTATATATTATATACCCTTTTATGTTACAAAGACCAATACTTATACGGCTATAGGTATTTTGGTTGGCACATCGGTAGCGGGTTCTACTAATATGGCTATATATAATTCTGATTCTTCTAATACTGTGCCTACGGGAAACCCTATAGCCGGGTCAACCTCAGGTAGTATAACCAACGTAACGGCAACTTTAGCCAGCTTTACTTTTGCTTCTCCTATTGAATTACAGCCAGGAATGTATTGGTTAGCATACACTCTTTCTACAGGAAGTTGTCAGTATATCAATATGGGCGCAGATGCATCGAGACTATCTTTAATAGGAGTTGATACTACTGTTACAACAACTACATGTGCAAATTATGTAGTAGGATGGAAACATAGTTTTACATATAGTACTACCATGCCCACGGTATCAACGTTAACCAAGTTGCTCAAATCTTCTGTAGGCGAAAGTGCAATGTTCTTGAAGGGGCAGTAATGATGGGCGATTTAGAGCTATTGTTTGATGTTAAACTAACAAACCAAGAGGAAACGGCACTATTAGGCTATTCAGGGTTTCGAGAGATAAATAAAAATAGTTCAGGACAGATAACAGATATAGATACTAGAACTTTAGAGCTAGAAAAGCTTAAATATAAAAAGTGTCTTAAAGTGTTAGTTAATAAAATATTTTTACGGCTGGTACCATTACAGACACAATTAAATGCTGCTTTAGGACAACTAACTCAGGTTGAGATAGACAGAGTTAAGGCGCGAATGGCTAAGATTAGACAAATATATCAACAACAAAAAAATATTATAGAGGCGGCTAACAGTTTAGACACGTTAGTAATGCCAGATTTAGATACAATAATTTCAACTGAAATAAACCAAATTTAACCTTAAGGGGAAATAGAAATGGCAAAAACTTTTAACGGTAGAGTAGATTTAAAGATAACGGGGGCGTACGCTCAAGATATGGATCTTGGTAATGCTTCGTATAGTTTAAATAAGACTTATATTAATAGATTCGCGAATGGTGCTGATGCTGAAGAGGCAGAGATTATCTTTACTGATACTCGCAGTACATCAAGTAATGATGACTTAGATTTAGCAGGTGGGGTAGTAGATGCCTTTGGGAACACTCTAACATTCGTGGCAGTTAAAATGCTTTGTATTAAGGCAGCAGATGCAAATCCGGCGAATATACTAGTAGGTGGCGAAGGTACTAATGAGTTTTCCAGCTTCTTAGGTAACGATACTGATATAGTAGTAATTCCCCCAGGCGGTATTTTTCTAATAAGCAATCCTAGTGCTGCTGGCTTTACTGTTACAGGTGGTACAGGTGATATGTTAAGAATTGCTGCTGCCTCTGGTACTTGTGAATACGATATTATTATCGTCGGCGAAGAATAATAGTAGGGGTATAACATGGCCTTAATTATTGAAGATGGCACATTAGTGGCAAATGCTAACAGCTATGTTACTACGTCTGAACTAACGGATTATGCAACTGCACGCGGTATTACTATTACTGGCGACGAAGAAGAACTCCTAATTAGGGCTATGGACTATTTCGAGTCTTTGGCCTTTATAGGTATTAAGGTAATTCATACTCAAGCGTTACAGTGGCCTAGAGCGAATGTAATTATTGATGACTACTTAGTAGAACTAGATACTATTCCTAGTGAGGTTATTAAATCTCAAATTGAGATAGCTTTGGCGATTGATAACGGACAAGATCCCGCGGCCGATGTAGCTAGGTCTAAGTCGAAGGTTAAAGTAGGCGAATTAGAAGTAACTTATGAACCTGGACAATCAACTACTATAGTTCGGAAAATTAGTAATTCAATTTGGAAACTATTAGTAGGTGGCGTATCTGGTATCAGTTTTTTAGTAGACAGAGGGTAGTATGTCAGAGTTCTCGGATGAAATGGCTTTAGTGGCAGAGGAACTGATTACCGAATTTGGTGAGGCTGGAAGCTTTGAACGTACTGTGCAAGGTACTTATGATCCAGGTAGTGCAGACATATTATTTGACACTGTGACTAATTATAGTGGCTTCGTGGCTCCTATGGACTATAAAGACTTCGAAATTGATGGAACGATTATCTTAAAAGGTGATTTCCGTGTACTAGCACACGATATGGACGAAGTACCTTCTGTCGGAGACGAGTTGACTTTTAATAGTAAAACGTGTAGAATCATTAATGTATCTGCAACACGGGTAAACGGTGCATCAGTATTATACAGTTTGCAGTGTAGAATCTAATGGGTCAGTCTTCATGCGATAGCATGGGTCACGTGAATTCAACTAGGTATATAAAAGCATGAGCCTGTTCGATATAGAGTGGAAAATGGCTACTAAGAAGGTCAATTCTACAATTGAAAAGGTTATTCAAGAAGCTGTCGGCCAACTGTTTAATAATATCATTGTAGATACACCGGTCGATACTGGGGCATTATTGGCAAACTGGACAGCTAGTATAAATAGCATGCAAACAGGCGACGTAGGTCAGACTGATCAATTTGGAGAGAGAACGGCCAGTAATGCTAAGTCCGTAGTCATGAAAATGAAACTAGGAGATACGGCTTATTTAGTTAACTCATTAGACTACGCAGAAATTATAGAGTATGGGCACTCTCGACAAGCTCCGGCAGGTATGATGCGCGTAAACTGTGCAGTATTTGATAGCATAGTGGCTAGTGTCACTGCAAAATATGGTGATAAATAATGTTTTTAGATATTAAAATAGCATTAGATAGTAAGTTGAACTCATTATCAGGTACAAATATTTTTGCATGGGAGAATATATCACATACGCCAGTTATAGGCACATCGTTTATAAGACCTAGTATTTTGTATTCACCAAGTTCTAAGCTTACCTTAGACGGGATGCAATTAGTGCAAGGGATTTATCAAATAGATGTGTTTTTCCCTGTTAATAAGGGAGTTAAGGATTTAATAGATAAAATGGATGATATCTACGATTTATTTAGGGAACAGATTTTAGAATCAGATGGCACGATAGTAACTATTACTACTGTGAACTCTAATAGAATGACTACTGACAAGGCCTGGATTGTCGGGACAGTAGACGTGTATTTTAATTGTTATAATGAGGTATAGAAAATGGCAGCACTAGACGCACAAGGCGCAGTATTTACATTTGATGATGATATGGGATCCCCTGTCACAGTAGGCGGCATTAAGTCGTTTAGTGGTTTTGATGGTGAGGCTAGTGATATTGATATCACAACTTTGGCCAGTACGTCTAAAGAATTTAGACAAGGTCTGCAAGATTTTGGTAATTTTTCTATTGATGTAAATAGAGATCCTAATGACCCTGGACAAATTGAACTGGACGCAGCTAAGGCAGCTCAAGATACTAGAGAATGTGTACTTACACTAGCTAGTGGTGACATTGCAACATTTCAAGCTTACGTAAAATCCTTTAATGCTAATGGTGCAGTCGATGATATCATTCAAGGTACGTGTAATATGAAAGTTACCGGTTCAGTAGTCTGGAGTTAATATCAGTTATTGATTTTATCTTAAATAGTGTTATTATATAATAGCGATGTAGGGAAGTTGGTCATCCCACTAGGCTCATACCCTAGAAATCACAGGTTCGAATCCTGTCATCGCAACCATACTTGTACTAGGGGATATACACATGGCACTATTAAATAAGAATCAGATTCTAGACGCGCAAGATTTAGAGCATATTGATATTGAGGTTCCTGAGTGGGGTGGCACTGTTAGAGTGAGTACTATTTCAGGTAAAGCCAGAGATAGGTTTGAGACTTCTTTATTAAATAGTAAGAATAAAGTTACTACAGAAAACATCAGAGCTAAATTAGTCGCTAGTTGTTTGGTAGATCAAGATGGTAAGTTGTTATTCTCTGAATCAGACATAGAGAAATTAGGCAATAAGAATGCCAAAATACTTGATAGAATATTTGCAGTAGCACAGACACTTAACGGAATTGGTAATCAAGAAGTTGAGGAACTGTCAAAAAACTAATGCGCTTGCCTTTTAGAAGATACTGTTTCTATTTGGCGAGCAGATTAAAAATGTCAGTTACTAGATTAATGTCAGAATTAGATAGTCGTGAAATTGCTGAATGGATGGCGTACGATAAGACTAATGACGAAGAATGGATTAAACAGTATAACAAAGAATTAGAGCTAGAAATGTCTAGACAAATGTCAGACGAACAAAAATTACTAGCGTTTAAGAAATTATTAGGAAGTAGGTAAGAGTGGCAACAGTAGCAAATTTAATAGTTAATGTATCGGCTAAGACATCTGGGTTAAACTCAGAGCTTGGTAGTGCTAACTCATCTATCAAAAAATTTGCAGCAAATGCGGCTAAGTCTTTAGCAGTAATTGGCGCAGCCGTTGTTGGTGGTGTCGCAGTAAGTCTGATAGGTATTAAGAACTCCATTAATGAGACTGAAGCACAGATTTCTAGATTAGTTGATACTGCTAGTAAATTTAAATCATCAGTAGCAGATTTGCAGGCATTACAATACGCAGCCGGTCAGGCAGGATTAGGCGCTGAAGGTCTAAATAGTGCATTAGGGTTCATGTTAAAAAATCTAGGTGCGGCCGGACGAGGTGCCACTGAGACAGCTAAGGCATTTGAAGAACTAGACTTGGATATTAGTCGGTTAGCTAGACAGTCAGTTTCAGAGCAGTTTTTAGCTATTAGTAGTGCGTTAAAGAAAGTTACAGATACTAGTAAACAATTCGCATTAGGGCAAAAAATATTTGGTCGTGGAGTTACAGAAGCACTAACCCTTATTAATGAAGATGTAGGCAGCTTAATTGATGAATATGGTAAGTTAGGGGTCGCTCTAACAGATACCCAGGCCAAAGGTGTAGAAGCTTTTGGAGATATAAAAGGAACATTCGACCAATTCGCACTTGGGTTTAAACAACAAGTAACTGCTAATATTGCCCCCGCGTTAACTGGAATAATTCAATATATTATAGACTTAGTAAAAGAAGCTGGCGGGATACAAGAAGTTGCTAAACAGGCTAGTATAGGTCTATTAAATTTCGGGATTACTGGTATTAATGCGGTATCTGGGATGATTGTCTGGTTTAAAGAACTCGGTTTGTTAATAGATAATATAAAAGTTGTTATAGAAACCGTAGCTGTAACATTTGCTAGATTTGTGGAAGCTACTAAGGCAATATCGTTAGATAAATTTAAACAAGGTTTTGGTCTAGGCGAAGCAGCATTTAATTTTGCAAACCCTGACGCAGGTCAACAAGGTGCCGTTACTGATACATTAACCCCCTCGATTAATAAGCTAACTGAAAATACAGCAAAACTTAATTCTTTCCAAGAGTCTGCTAACCAGCGTGTAAGTGATTTAAAATCAATAGTAGAAAAGCAAGTTCAAGCAGTACAACAAATGACTACTAATACCGAGAAAGTGCGATCAGGTAACTCTCCCTCTAATTCAGTATTTACTCAGGGCGCTGGCAGCTTTAGCGATAGACCAGATACGACTAGTAATGTAAATGTTAAAGTTGAGATCACAGATAATCTATTGCGTGTTATTGATACACGTGTAGAAACGCAAATGAATAACGCGTCTAGAGGGGTAAATTAGTGAAAGAAATTCAACATAAGCATTTACTACTACGTGCTGAAACTAAAGACGCACCTCAACATCACGATTTTGAAGAATTAGATTTAAACCGTTCTATTGCAAAACTGATTGAAGATATCGGGATGAAAGTTGTACTTTCTCCTAGATGTGTTTGGGTAGGTCAAGAAGGTAATGAAGGTTATACAGGGCAAGCTGGATTAGAGACAAGTCATATAGCGTACCATATTTGGAATAAACCTGACGCAGAAATTATGCAATGTCCAGATTCATCATTATTTCAATTAGATGTCTATACATGTGGATGCTTGGACGAGCAAGAAATTATAAAAGTAGTTCAATGGATTGACGATAATTGGCAGATAAAAGATTTAGAGTTGCAAGTATTCGACAGAGCGATAACGTTTGAGCTTTTAAGAGATATTACTATTTCAAATTACGATACTAAATCAAACAACATACAAAAACATATTAACAGAATATAAAAATCACGTGGGGTGAAAAATGAGTTTAGAAGATCTTTCCTTTAAGTTATATACAGATAGTGGGCTTACAACGCCATTCACTGGAACCTTACAATTGACACATAATGTCAATTTAAGCGATAATCCTCAAGATTTCGTATTATATTTTGGTAGCGAGGAAACTGGTAGACAATTAGACGCCAATAGTAATCCAGGTGTAGATGATATAGAACTATCTCCGACAGATACATTAGATGATTGGGAAGATACTACTAGTTACGCACTAGGTGACTTGGTAGAGCCTACTACACCGAACGGATTAGTGTATAAATGCACTACTGCTGGAACATCACACGCGAGTACTGAGCCGACCTGGCCAACTGTAGGTATTGGGTCAACTGTTGCTGATAACACAGTAGTATGGACACTTCAAGGCGCTAGACATGAGATAACAGAAATTACATTAGGATTAACATCAGGCGATTTAGATACAAATGTGGCCGGTGATCCTCTGGTAATTGGTACAACTATCTTAAGTACGCCCGCTGAAGCTGTTGAAATTCATATTAGAATAGAAAATGCTGTTACTACGGTTAGAAATAATGCATCACATGCAGAAATTGCAGTAAACATTAACGAAGTAGTGGAGACAGAATCCTAATGAGCACTTCACGCGGGTATATAAATAATTTTGCTACTACATTAGATGGCTCAATCACGAATTCGGCTACATCATTTGATATCTTAGCAGATACGGGATTAGATGCTGCTTTAGCCTTAGCTGACCATGTTATGCTAACTATTGATGATGGTACTAACGTTGAGATTGTTAAGATTACGGCAAATTCTTCAGGTACAGTTACGGCGGTTAGAGGACAAGAAGGCACTTCGGGCACAGCTTTTGCTAGTGGTGTTGCTATTGAGTGTCGTGTCACAGGTGCCAGCATGAAAGATAGCTTTGATGTTGTTACTGTTACTACTCTTGCAGGTTCAGAAACTGAATTTAAATTTGAGGGTTTAACTCCCGGTGTATATGAAATTGATATGAATGGCGTAAGTGCTGATCATTCAGGTGCTCCAGAACTGATGTTAACAGTAGGTACCGGTGGCACTCCTACTTATTCGGCAACGACTTATAGATATTCCTTAATGAATTCGTTAGATAACAGTGCTACATTATCAAATTTTGTACCTGGAGTTACTACATATGCGCCTATCTGGGATGCAATGTATTTTGATAACGCATTATTTGCTACTAATGGAACCATTTTGACTTCTAATTTAGGTAGTACGACTCAATACAAAACTTTCGATATTAATATTCGTCAGACAAAGACAGGTGCGGGCGGGTTATCTCATTGTAGAAAAGGTGTAGTAGCCTGGAATGATTCTACAGCCGTTACGGCTATTAAGGTTGCGTTATCTGGGGGTTCCTTTAGGGCGGGCGGAGTAATAACACTACGTAAAAGGAAGTTCTAAACCATGTTGAACGGCGGAAGTCTAAATAGTCATGCCTTAAATGCCCCATCTTCGGGGGTATTCATAGTAGGTTCAGGCTCGATTATCTTTTTCGAACAAATTGTAGAAGCTATTGCGGTTGGTAGTTTAATTTCTATAGAACAATCTCAAGGCTTTGTTGCGTCTGGTCAATTAATACAGATAGAACAATCTCAGCAGTTATTAGAAACAGGAGTAGGTACACTAATTTCCCTTGAACAGGCTGTATCTAGTATCTTAAGTGGCAGTTTAATTAATATTGAGCAACGAACAGTTAATTCTGTCTTAAGTCATTTAGATAGAACTGGTTGGGATTGTACATTCACAATAGCAGGTGCCATAGTCCCTAACGACCAAATACATGGTGAGATATTCATTACTAGGACTGAAGGTAGTGCTAGCTTGATGGATATTACTATTATTCCAACATTAGGGTTTCAACCAGTACAATTTTATGCAGGTAAGACGGTTACCTTAGATGCTCATACAGTAGACGGAACTTTCAGACTATATACAGGTGTGATTGATATTCCAGAGCTAGACCTTATCCAAAAGAAAATAACATTTAGATGTACTGATAGACGTACAGAGCAAATTAATTCACAATTAGGTGCAGTAGTCAAGACCATTGGCTATTTCTCCCCCTTAGTTTTCCAAGACATTCGAGATACTGCCGACGAGTTAGATAAGAGATTATCAACCACACCCCAATCAGTAGATTTCGATAGTTTTGGAATTTATACACTGTCGTCATTATTTCCTAAAGCTGTAGCAGACTTTACCCTGAATGATGAAGATATTTATTATAGAGACCCTACGGTTCAAATCGCATCGCGTGGTAGAATAGTTAATAAGATTAATATTGACTTTCAATATAGATATGAACGACTGCATCACGTTAAACGTAGCTTCGAATGGGAATCGCCTATTAATGACAATATTTTCTTATTGTTAAGGGATAGTTATTCCTTGACGTTTAGGGATATGGTTAAAGGTGCTATTGATGCAGCAGGTTGGCCAATTCAAGGTGACGTAACTTTCACAGATATTTGGCCTTCAGGTTGGTATTCTGGTATTGCTTGGAGTACAATACGTTTTACTGGGGAAACTAACTACGTTTTAGACTCAGAGGGTGATTACGTATTAGATAGTAACGGACAGAGAGTAACTAGCACGTCCTTAACTGGCGGTACAAACTTTGCCCCCTTATACTGCATGGCAGCTACTTGGGATGCAACTACCCGTTTTTCTCAGACTATTACAGAAAATAAGACTTTAACTGTAACAGCGCCACAATCTGTAACCCAATTTGGCACTATTGAGCAGTCTGAATCATACAGCACAGAAGATAGTTTTGATTCTCAGTTATGGGAAACTTATGAGGTATATAGTGATTTAGGTTTAGGTAGCGGTAACTTTACTATTAATCAAGATACTAATAGAAATCAAACTAACGCGGCAATAGTAACAGTCTTAAACAAGGCTAGGACGACTATTTTAAACTCTCATAGAGATAGTAGGGTTGCAGTTAGTCGCTTTTTATGGCCACAATTAGACCTTAAACATACGGTAGAGATAGACACAACAACTATTCAGACGAAGGGTAAAGTCTTTAGTATTCAACATAGATTAAATATTAATACAAGTGAAGCTGTAACGTCAGTCTCAATAGCCCTCTTTCAAGCTGTTGGCTCCGCCAGTGATTCTAGTTTTGTTGCTCCAGGTCAAATAGCAGATACAAATAACTATGGAAGTGGTACAATAGTACTAGGCAATCATTTTGGTGAAGCACCTCAAGAAGAATGGAATGGTATGATAGGTAATAGAATCCTGCCTGGCGGCCTTGGCAGGACTCAATACACAGACCAATTTATAGTAGATACTCCAGCAATCCCTGATTCAGTTCGTAACGCTAAAGATTTGAGTAGTTCAAATTCCTACAACGTTGCTATTCCTAACGACGACCTGACAATAATATTTTAACGGTGAGTGATTAAATGACTACTAAATATGTCCAAGATATCCGTAAAATAGTAGGGATTGACATTAACCAGTCTGGGTTAGGGAATGCTACTATTAAACCTAGATTAGGAAGTCGCAGAGGTATAGCCTCATTCAATTCCGATAAGCAAACTATATCGTCTCAAACTGGAACGCAAGGACAAACCACAAGTCAAGACTTGAATACTGGCGATTTAACAGACCCATTTGCTGAATTTGGGAACTATATCAACCCTAGTGACCCTAGTGGCGGTGCTTATGATTATGATAATGGTACTTTTGAGGCTGATGACGATTTATTTGATACCCTACCTGGCCTACATGATGATTCGGGAAATGGAATAGGTGGAAATGATAATGGAAATGGCGGCACACTAAACGGTATAAGTGGCTTAATCGATCCTGAAACAGGCTTAGCTCTTGATTTACGGTTTGATGGAATCGCTAGACCTCCAATTGACTGGTTGAATAGTCAAACTCCAGGTAATGAATATGAACGATGGGAACTTGGTGTATACTGGTTAGCACCTGGGTCGCCTAGCACTACGGCTGGAACCCCAATAGCAGCAGCTACGACCACAAAAAATGCAGTATTTCCAGATTATACAACCCTATTAAGTGCTACCTTTGAACTATTTGCACATGCTGGCGGATCTGTAAGATGGGTATTTGTATTCGAGCGGCCATCAGATAATGATACTGTTAGCTTTTATGCTCAAGATCAATCATGTTCGATGACTCCTGATTCGGCCTGTACGATATTTAATCCAGTTACTTATCAGCCTAATGAGAGAATGCAATTGATATTAGGGTCAGGTGTTTGGGAAGTAGACCCTAGAGAGGCTCCAGAAGATGTGATACCTAGCTACACTGATAACCAACATAGTAGAATAGACGCTGAGTTTGGAACTGCTAGGACGCTATCCATTATCCCTACGGCTACAGGTGGGTTTATCATTGGTGAAACTGCAACTTTAGGCGGCGCAATGTTAAATAATGACAATATTTTAGTAAACTCATATGGCAAAGTGATTGATTATGTCGCTGGGGATATGATTGACAGCTATTTACCTAGATAAGGATAGATATAAAAATGCTAGAAACGATATTACTAGGCTTACTTCCCATGCTAATTGCATATGTGGCCTATAATGAGAGAGATAAATTAAAAATGAGGACTAAGCCTGTGATGTCACGTGAAGAAACTGAAAAGTTAATTGACTTAAAAATGATTGAAAATAGAATTGTCATTAGAGAGATTAAAGAAGATGTTCAGGAACTTAAGGGTAAACTTGACGAAGTAATTAGAATCCTACTTCAACGCTCTAACTAGTCGTGTAATTGCACTATTTACCAATCTACCTAGTAGATACAGTACTAATACGCATAAAATCAGGAACACCCACCAACTGCCAAATACTAGCACAGAGAACGTACACACGATAGCCAGCATCAAGTCTTTATATGTCATACTAGTACCTATCTACCTGTTAGTTGCAAAAACCTGTTACAATGCGTCCTAGAGCCTCACAGTAAGTTACACTTTATGTAACCTAATGTTTAGTATGCTACACCTTAAAGGGTTTAATGTTTATTATATACCACATAAGGTATACAGGTTGGTTAAAATCCACTTTAAAGCTCTTAATGTTGATTATATACAACATAAGCCATAAATACCAAATATATACGTCCTACTATATTAGGATTTAGGTCAAAAATAGTACCCTTTTGGGATATAATCCTACCGAAATAGGACATATAAACCCCGTTCTAGTACTAATTTTAAAGCTTTAGCACGTGTATATTCACCTATCTTTTGTACAATATAGACATTAGTAACCTATACTTGTCATTAGTGGCTAGATTCTTTAGTCTTGTTAATTCTGCCTGTTCTCTAGGGCGGGACACCTTCTAAGATTATGCCCTCTCTAAAACTCCGTGTCAAGTACCATACGTCGGAAAGTTTTTAAGTTATTTGTACGCAATAGTTCACGTAATATGTGAATAACTACACTTAAAGTATAGCAACTCTATAAGGGAACTTTACCCATTTTTTACAGGTATAACATTTTTCTTTTTGTCCCTCTAAATCGGCTACTATTGTTTTAGGTATTTCGTCTTTCTTATTTACATAATAAGCGGCTAAAAAACATTCATCTGACTTAGATTGAAATTCTAAGACTTCCCCACAGTTAGGACAATCCATATAAACAGAATCAAACATTCCCATACGTGTACCTACTTGACATTGAAAGGATATAGTGTATAATAATTATACATCTTATCTATACAAGGTCAATACTGATGGAATTAAGAGTACTACACAGCCTCATAGAATCAGCTAAGACTGTGTACCCTAGTTCCCTACCTATGCAAGCGTTAGTAGTCTGTCAGGCCATTCACGAGTCAGGATTTGCCCAATCTAAAGGCGGGTCTCAATTGGCACTCAGACATAACAATCTTTTCGGCATCAAGGAACTTAAATCAAGACCTGGCCAAGTTGTAATGATGCCTACCTGGGAAGTGATTAACGGTAAGACTATCCAAGTAAAAGCAGGATTTGCCACATTTTCAGATTTTGAAGATTGCTTTAGGCAACATGCCATTATGATGTCTTGGCCGCGCTATAAGAACGTTCTAGAATCAGAAACAGCAAGCGAAGCTTTCACACGAATTCAAAGGTCAGGCTGGGCAACAAATCCTAAATATTCTATTAGATTGCAGGAAGTCTATGATCAATATGTTAAAGGTAATTTATAATGAAAGCTGTAGATTGCTATATTTATCCGGACGGAAAAATCCGTAACCTTAAATCTGGAAAATTTGTAAATGGAGTAATAGGGGGCGGGTATAAAAGAATTAAGTACAATGGGAAACTTAAAGCTATTCATGTATTAGTATGTGAGAAATATTTAGGTACTAAACCTGATAAACATGTATGTAATCATATAGATGGCGATAAATTTAATAATCACATTTTAAACCTTGAATATGTAACCCATAGAGAAAATAATCTTCATGCTGTCCGAACAGGTTTAGTCACATTTAAATACGGCGAAGCTCATAAAAATTCCAAAGTTAATAATACTCAAGTACAACAAATCAGAAAAGAACGTCCATATTCTACCCTTAAACAACTATCTATAAAATATGGATTAAGCGTAGAAAGTATTAGAGATATTGTTAATTTTAAAACTTGGAAACAGATTTAACCGTCAGAGACCTATTAATTTAAGAAATCTATACAGTCTAGGTAATTTAGTTTCTTTTAACTGCTTATTTTCCATTTGAATATTATATAAGATTTCTATCAATTGTAATTTAGTAAAGCTGCTATAAGTAATTAAATGTATTTTAGGTGCCGCATCTCTTATATTAAACGCGAAGCTTTTGAATTTATTACTTTTGTGCATCTCTTAATACCTCTAAGTACCAAATAAAAGCGTCGTATTCTTCAACCTTCCTAGCAAGTCTAAAATACATATGAGTACTTATAATAGATTGTAAGTCTCTCTCAAACCATGATATCAATGAAGTATATGTCAATTTATGTCTATCTATACGTCTAATCATATCAGACTTTCTAATAATTCTTAAAGTCCAGTCGTTAATCATTGATTAGCACTCGTCAAAGAAGTATTTAATAATTTTATATATTCTTCTCTGGTAATACTATCTAATTTAAAGTCGTTTAAGGCTTCTAAGGCGTGTTTAGCTAGGTCACTATCCTCAAAAACAGCTTCTATCTTGTTATGAAACTTATTTATTATAACATACTTATACGGTCTCGTATCAAATTCTATACTCATATTTCCACCTCTCCGCTAATGCCCTCAAAAACCCCTGTTATAACCTTAAGATTTTCTAACTTATCTATTGACCTAGATTCTCCGACACTACCACAATAAACCTCAAACTTAACATTAGGATTATTTAATGCCTTGATATGTAACATATCCCCTAAGTTTTGATTACATTTAAAGGCCATTGACACAATATCCATACCTTCAAGCGCCTCTGTGAAGGGTGGAACATTTGTCAGTATAACAATTTTAGACGGATTATTGATTAATATTGTATCTATATCTTTAGCGAGTGTAAATGTCTGAGATACACAATAATCAAATATTTTTCTGCGCACCTCACTCTCACCTGCCAAGTTGTGAGCGTATTTAAGGTCATCAATATACCAAGTATCAAAGCCGACACAGGCGTTTCCAGGAATTACCCCAGCTAGCAAATCTGCTATACCGTCATTTCCAGTAATATAAACCCCGTCTTTTAGCATAAAGTTATGAGTATTGTGAGATAAATAATGAATCATGCCTTTAGGGTCACAATATTTAGAGGCTAGCTTTCTTTTTACAGACAACCAGTCCGAGCCATAAAAATCTTCGTTTCCTAGAGTAAAAAATATTTCAAGTCCTGTAGTTGCCAATAATTCCAAATCATCTATTATTCGAACACTGTTTGAAATATTGCCAGATAAGAATAATGCTTTTACATCTTGAGTAGCTCGATAATCTAAAATAGTATCTAACAATACTTGTAGTTGATCCGGGTTCATTGCATGCGCCCTAAGGTCACTATACCATAACGCTTTCATTATTGCTTTTCTCCCTCAAGATTAGTTACTAGTTTATGAGTATACATATCAAGTCTAGCGTTTAAATACTTAATTACTTCATTATATTCTTCACTATATGTATTGATATACAAATTATTATACTTAATATTAATATACCCATTGCACCTAATTTCAACATCATAAGTCTTTAATTGTATTATAATAGGCAGAGTTATTTCATTAAAAAACTGTAATAGTGTACGTCTGACTTTATACTCAAGTAACTGATTTTCATTTGTATACATTATTACCGATCCTTATCATATGGATTTTCTAATTCATCTAACATAGACCAATCTACATTATCCCATGAGTCTGTAAGTTCTAGTTCAGAGTCGTATAAATCAGTTACTAAGTCATCAGCATAAGTATCGCCGTCGTCTAAAGACTCAATCTCCGAACCTATTAAGGTAGTATCATTTAACCAGTGATTATCAATGTCAGTTATCTTTGTCATTATTATCACTCCAAGCTAAATTAAATTCATTTTCGTCAAGGTAAAAAGTTTGCAGAGTTCCTTCCATACCTAGGTTAGGAAAGTCATGTTTAGATACAGTATACTTTTCTATATACTCTAATGCAAGTCTAAGTTCCTCTTCTGCACGCTTAGCAGCATTAGCCTTAAACTTTCTGTCAAACCTACCGAATATTACAGTTCCCATACTATCCTCTCTGAGTCCAGGGATGGACGAATCTTAAATTATAATGATGTAATGCACGGACGCATTCCTAAATGTTGTCTGTAAATGGATCCCACTGATTTATAGTGTTTGGATTTCCATCATCTTCTAATATACTTAGGTTAGCACTTTCGTCAAAACTTACAACTGATATCTTGGACAGCCTGTGTAATTCTTCTCTGGATAAGTAAACTTTTTTTGCTAAATCTGTAATTGTAAATACTAATTTAGGATTAATAGATATTTGATCTTCATTCCATAAAACTATATCACTATACATAAAATCATTGATTTTTTGTGCTTCAACTATAGTCTCAGTTAGAGTAAGAGAATTATAGTAGTGTGTCACCTCTCGACTTGACCAACCAATACGAAAGCGTTGATTAAAATATAAATAGAGTTCGTTTTCTGTAGATTTTAAACTCATGAGTCACCCTCTAATTCTTTATCATTATTAATCTGATTTTTAATACCTTCTGTTAATAATATGCCCATAGCTATGCATAAATCTTGTTTAGTGTTCATAGACAAATTATAACAATGCTTACCTATCAAAATCAACCTTTTAAAAGTAATTTTATCTACTGCTACACGTGCCCAAATTTCATTAGTTTCATCAATAATTATATTAAAGATGGTTATATCTCCAGGTCGCTTTTTACGGATTAATATTTTCCTCTTCATTTCTGGTACCTCTTTTTATCTAAGTCTGATAATTCTTGTTGTACTTGAAATCTAAAATCTCGCATATCCTCAAATTGCTCACGCTTCTCTTTCAATTCCCATCCTAAAGACTTTATAACTGTTTCTATTGCTGATAGTCGTCGTTTAAGTTGCAGTTCTAATTTATCTAACTCTTCTAATGATTCAATCATAATACTAATCTCCCTACTATAGATAGTATAGATAAAAATCCTACTAATAATATTACCGCCCCAATGATATTAAAAAAGTGTTCGTTCATTTAATCCCTCCCTTACCACATTTGTTTCACAAATTCTGTTTGTCAAGTTTTACTCGTCGACGCTTCACTTATCTCCGACTCGGCGTCGTGCCTCGGTTTTATTTAATCCCCCTGGTAATTACCTTATATTTATTGTCAGGGGTTATCAGTGTGTATTCTATAGGTACCCTATATATCCTATGCAATTGCTCCATTAAATTATATAATGATTGCTCTGTAACTGCTTCTATAGAGTATTGTTTTTTGGTAGAGATATCAACGTAAGTCATTAAAATCATTGTGTAACCCTCTTAAGCCAATCTCTAATATTATGTTTAGTACTACTTATCCAGCTTAGTATAGGATTAAAGTCTATTTCTGGTATCTCTGTTTCGAAATACAGGTCTTTAGGTAATTTACCTGTTTCAATAAGAGATTTGCAGTTTTTCTTAGCAGATTCAACCCGCTCATAGCCATGGGGATGTTCTACATCTTCAAATGACTTAAATCTAGTTAACTGTTCTAAAGATCCTAGCCCACCCACAGCATAACCACAACCTAAACCTGCTTTGAATATAAGCTCAGTAGCCATATAATCAGCCATTCTTTCATTATTTCTAACTTGTATCGGGTTACTATAATCTACTGTGTCATTATTCATTATATGAGCAATCTCATGCGCCAATACAACCACATTCATTCTGTAATCTTCATAATTCTCTATACTTAAATCTAACCATTTTTTGGATATTCTAATTGTATTCAGTGCATATTCTACGTGACCAATTAAGCTAACCTCATTGGGAATAACTATAAAATTAATATCTTCTCCTTTAATACCTGAAGTGGCTATAAGCTTGCGAGCTATTACTTCTAACTCGATAGGTAAATCCGAGCTACCTAACTTTGCCTTAGGATTAAAATGCCAACTAACCACACTAAAACCTATTACTAAACTTGCTAAAGCACCTAGTATTTTTATAGACTGTCGCATATTAATACTCCTAATTCAGTGATACCTAGTATAATAGTATAGTATGCAAATAAGGACAAGATTACATAACTCATAATTTTACTTTCCCCTGGTTATACGTCCATCTGTATGCTCAATTATTACATCTTTAATGTCATGCCATCCCATTGCCGCTAAAAACGCATAGAATCGATTAGCAACATTCTCTAACTCCAACTGATCATAACCGTCTATAGATAATGACACATCTCTGTAAATACTCCCCTCTTCAAAAAATTTAACTTCAAAAGACATGTTGTTATTTCTGATATGTCTCATTTTATATCTCCTTAGGTTTATATTGATTCAGTAAACCATCAAGTAATGCCACTACATAACTTGCTTGTGTTTCGTTTATTTCTACTATTCCTGTGACTGCGTCAAAATTAATATCTTTAAAATCAGATTCAGCTATTATAGTATAGTTTTTATTATTCAGGTCTTTTGCTGTTAGTATATAGTATTTCATTCTTGACTTCCTATTTTATCTAATACCCTTTTATTAGTTCTATCTAAGATAAGTATACTACAGCCAAAACTCGGACTCGAGACTTTTTTAGCGGGATGTGTAAATTTAGTTCGTCTAGGTAAATCTATCCATCTAATCCAAGAAACCCACTGTCTACAATAACCCTTACCTGAAAATTTATCTAAAAAATCCATGTATTTACATGTTTTAATACTACTTGGTACAAGCATTACTATAGGGCAATGTTTAGATAGATGCCAAGCCTTCTCTATAAATGGTGCAATATCACTATAGGGCGGATTCATAAACCCACATCTATTGTCCTTTAAAAAGTCATCTGGAACGGTTAAAATAGACTCACACCACTGTTTACATTTTTTATTATCTGCACTGGCACACAAATCTATGTCGACGTTATAAAACAACTTTAACCATGTAAACAAGTCATCAGGGGTTTGCCATAAATCAGAATCTTTGACTACTATAGATTTTTCCATTCTGGTATAGCCTCCAATAAATATTTATATGCACTTAGCGATACAAGATCATCATTAGTCTTAATACAAATAGGAGTATGTAACCCCTCATATAATTGACACCTACTGACAATAATACCGGTCTCAACATTAATTAATATTAAATATTTTTGATTATCCGCAGTATCTATAATAGTATCAAACTTAGTAGTTATCATTTAATCTAAAGCCTCTAAATCTTTTATAATATTTAATATAGCTTGAAACTCACCTTCTGATTGGGCTACCTGGGTATTTTTCATCCAAAATAACTCCCCTGTTAAAGTAGACTGTGCTTTTATCAAGGCTTGTCTAGTATCCACATTAGCAATGAGTTTAATATATAAGTTATTAATTAAGTCTTTTCTGTTCATATACACCTCTCTTGACTACATGGATGTGGGAATCTTAAGTTTCACTCGTCGACGCTACGCTTGTCTCCGAACCTTTGTGATGTAATGCACGGATGCATTCTAATTGTAGTAGTTAACTGACCAAATATCTTTAACTGTTTCGAAACACTTAGTGAATCTAACTACATCTATTCTTAATAAAGTATTACTGTTTAATCGACTAATGTCAATACCGTAATCATTTATAGCTTTTACTTGATAAGTAACACCATCAAAAGAAACTAAATGACCTACTTCCAATCTTAACAAATATACTCTATTATCTATAAAATCGGTATGGTTAGGTTCTATACTTTCTTCTTGTACTAATGTGAATTTGTTGTTGATACTCATGACACCCTCCAACTATTCAACCTCTTATAATATAAGTATCCTCTATTTTATAAAAATAGGTAGATGTTCTTTTATACAGGGATACTATACGGACATATTGTACTAAGGTACTATTCATATTTATTTAAAATGTAGTAATCTTAGTTTATAGAGGAACAGAAAATAGGAGAAACCATCATGAACATTCTAACTCATATAAAGAATTTAAAGATTGATGATTTTAACAGTGCTACTTATGGTTCGTTAATTTTAGGTGTCGCTGACATTATTTGGTTAACAAAAGATATTTTACATAACGGCTCTAGTAATATATACTCACTAATAGCATTATTATTTTTAATAGGTAATACTGTGCTTATGATAGGGTTATATCAACACAGTAAACATTTGAGAGCATTAAAAAGCCGTAAAAACACTAATAAACAAAGAATACAAGAACTTGAAGAAAGATTAGAACGTATGGAAAATAAGGGGAACTAAGATGGCTAAATTAACATTGATGATAGAATATACAGACGAAGAAAAGGAATGTCCATATGTACAAGGAGTCAAACATGTATACGATGTACCTAAGGATTTAGGAACTATAGAGCTATTAAGGGCAATGAAAACTTTCATGGTAGGTCTAACATATGAAGTAAGAGGACTAGCCATATTAGACCAGAAGGGTAAAAAAATATTATGGAGCTCAGAAGATGATTTATTGTAATACCTCCCTATATACAATAACACCGTAACTTTCTTACGAAAGTACAAAGAAATAAGAGGAGTTCAAAATGAACAGATTAAGTAAAGAAGAAGCCGCGTTTTTGATATTCAGGGATTCACCTGCTAGCGATAGAATCACTATTAACCAACTTGGTGTCCAGAAAGTCAGAGAGTTTTATTTTGACCAACTTGAACCGATGGCACTAGGATATACACGCAATGAACTATACGAGATAATAGACTGGCATATCGATAATATAAAATTTACTACTCATATTCACTGAGTCTATCTGATATAGTATCTCGTATGTTTATAATTGTTTCTAATTGAATGTATAGACCATTTATAGTCGATTGGTAAGTGGTCTTACCTTCACTTAAATTATATAGACCTCCTATTACTCCCCTTATTTCATCTATACCATCATTTAACATTTGAATAACATCTTCTACGTTCATTTAGCCCCTCATTTACCGCTATTTCTGTGAAATATCTGTCTGTCAAGTTATAACTCGTCGACGCTACGCTTGTCTCCGATTCGGCGTCGTGCCTCAGGTTATTATATATATTATACCTTTTTCATCCAATTTTGCCACAATTTGCCATTAAACACACGTCTGATTATATATCCTCTTAGCAAGCTAACTATAGTCAGCCAAAAAGTAACCCACATATTTTGTAGAGGTGATATCCCTATTACTAATATTGGGGCTAGTATTAACTCCATAACCGCAAACGCTATAATCATACCAGAAAAAGTATTTACCAACTGTTCTATAATCGATTCTTTTTTACTTTGATTCATTGTTTTTAGCCTCTAACATTTTACGTCGTTCTTCTTTCCATGCAGGCAGTAACTGCTCTTTCAGTCTCTTACAGGCCTGTTCCATGTACTCAGATGCATTACCTTTAACTGGTCTATCGTCAATAGCGTACCCGTTAGTCATTGCATCAATTATAATGGCATTACAGGCCATTTCATGAGCTAAATGATTTATTAAACCGTCCTGACTAATATCTTCTCCATCTAAAAATAATTGTTTATGTCTCATACCTGCTGCCAAATATGTACAAATACCTATTTTACTATTGTTACTACGCCAATTAAATTTAGTTTCATATTTTACATTACCGTACATTAAAGCCAGTGACAGTTCAATTAGAGCACTAGGCGGTATCAATGATAAATCAGGCTTCATAGCTCCTACACTATCCTTTGGGTTTGTTGCTTTACTCATTATCGAACCCCACTTTACCTAGTATTTCCTCAACAAGTAATTCTATATCTAGCGGATCACCACTAAATGCCATTATATCTCGTACAGTATTAATTAAGCAAAAGGTTATAAAGTCTTCTGTCACTGTCTTAAGTATATCTGGGTCTTTCGTAAAAGAAAACTTATAAGAATAGGTATCAGATGCAATGTTTTTATAATAATGTAATGTCATTACCTCCTCTCTATCTACGTCATCAGGAACTAGAAATGCCTTAAAATCTTCGATATTATTCACTGTCTGTCTCCTTAATTCTCTTAGACCTCTTAGGCTTAGATAGCTTAATTGATTCGTGCTGCCTTAATACTCCCATTGATGTAATGCGCTTAGCTGCTGCTGAGTATACCATTTCCATTTCTTCTATATATTTTTCTTTAGTTGAAGATACACTAGGGTTTCTAGCATAATACGAACCTTGCAAATGGCCAGTTCCACTACCAAAGAAAAATGGCGCAGATGTTAATCTATATGAAGACATGCCAGGACTATTAACACTACCGTTAGGAGTCTCTTTTTGGTCAAAGTTTAATACTATGAGTTTATCCTTATGTACCCAGATAACGTTACCCTCTCCATTAATCTGCTTCAAATTTTCCAAACTCACTTTTCCTGACCATATTAACTCTATAGTAGGATCTATGATTTGATCGTCACCGGTCATTGTTACTATGTTGTCAGAGTCTAACTTATGAATCTTATAGTCAAAATCTGTGTATATTATATCGTCTTCGGTACACCTACCGTCGGCAAATACAAATACCTCGTCTTTAAAAACATCAACTATTATACCAGTCATTATATCACCTCATTAGGCGGAAATCGTTTGTTATAAATCTTAGTCCTATTAATAAAATATTTTTCATCCATTTCACTTATGTGTCTTTCTAGAGACTTTGGCACTTGATTTATCCATTCATCTAAGTAATAACCATCTAAAACTACATATACAAAACCCTTGTTATATTTATCTACCTTAGATCCAATTTGAGCAAGAATAACTTTTATTTGCACGTCGTCTTCAATAGCTCCAATATGGGTAAGCGCATCCAACGTAGATTTAACATAGTTATCTAAATCCCTTGAACGACTATCAGGGGGATATAAATATATCTTAACCTCTAAGTTTCCCGTTAGTGTAGCTTCATTTGGATACAATGCTTTCACAGCGGCTTTAAAATCCTTTCCTTTCTTAGATAAAAACTTTTGTCCATGATTCTTACCTTGAAAATACAATGAATTAACACTTGGTGGAAATGGAAATATATAATCTATCATTTAGTCCCTCATTTACCGCAATTATTACATAATTTCTGTTTGTCAAGTTTTACTCGTCGACGCTTCACTTATCTCCGACTCGGCGCCGTGCCTCGGTTGTTTTTATCAGCCTACTCTTACATAATCAGCGTCAAACTCTTTTACTGGGGATCTACCTGCATAACCGCCACAATCTGAACAGTTAAAACGCTGGTATTTAGTCTTGCCTCCATATCTAAACCCATTTTTATATAAGTTAGTACTACCGCATCCAGGACGCTTACATGCTAAAATTTCATCTACATATGATGCCATATTAAACTTAGATTCAAAATGATGTTCGCCAAATATCCATATTGACCTAGTATCTACCACGTCCTTAGTGCCGTATTCCATCATCTTATCAAAACTAGATACACCGTCAGTGACAATTTCACTATACGTTCTAGCAAACAATATTGGACACAATAACCTAGTAATCATTTTACCGGCCACTGATTCCACTTGTCTTAGTTTCTTAAGGTCACAAATATTAACCCAGTCTTGCAGCTCCATTTTAACTTTACCTCCTAGTCCCAACTGACTTGATATATAATCCAAGCTCTGACTAGGTAAGTTAAAGTGTTTTCTAAATTGCTGCTCTAAGTCATCTGTATATTTTATCCAGTCTACATTTTGTGGTAATTGTTGTAACATTCTTTGAGCGTTAATATGCTTATCGTCAAATCGTTTGTTATTCTTACCTATTACTAGGTCAGCAGACTTAACTAATTTATCAAACTCAAGTATCATATTATCGTTATCGATTTCCGCACCCTTGCCCCAATGCATATGTTTACCTGGCTTTCCATCGTTCCAGCAATATTGAATACTAATAATATGATACTGACTATGTGCCTTATCTAAATTGGCATGGCCTAGGAACTGCTCCCCGGGTCTCCAACCCCAAAATTTTAATGGTGCAGTTTCAATATCATAGAATAATATTTTCAGTTTAGAGTATGTCCATATTTTAGGATCACTAAGCAATAGGTCAAGTAGTTGTCTTGGTGTTTTCTTTCCTGCTCCTAAGTACATATTAAATTTCCTTACGTCCATGAGTTAATGTAATAAGCTTATTTTCTTTTTCAGAGTATTCAAACCAAGTTTTAGCCCATGCACCTCTAAATGTTATACAATATGTATTTTCATGAGCTTCTACTAAATGCAAATGATTCCGTGGAGTGTATTTTAACTTAGATAATCCTCTCCATGTTTTTTTAGTCTGTTCTCCAGTACTCATATTTAGACAATGTTCGGTTATATTCCCTTTTAAAAACCAAGATATAGCGTTAAATGCATGACTATGATAAACTTCACGACTACCCTTATTAAATTTTAACAGTACTATTGAGAATAGTGATTTAATTTCTATTAGAAATAACCCGTCTACAGGTGAATCTGCTCCACCATCTTTACCGAACGTAAGAAATTTCATGTTATTTGCTCCTTTGAGAAAATACAGGTGAACACATGGTTAAGACAACCCTAGGAATCATTATTTTATCTTTTAGTAGGTCTGTGACACTGTCTTGATTGAATGAATCTCTAGCTGTTATACATTCTTGTTGAGTTTGATATGAAATTCGCTGTTTGAGCCTATCTGTTCCACTGTCAGTAATCAAATAGGCAGTTAGAATCCACGAAGTGATAATCATCTTATTTACTCCAAGTAATATTATGTGATGCTAAAAATTCATCTATTGATTTTATAATAGTCTTTGATGATATGTCAATTTTATTTTGAGTTTCTTCACATTTATATACACGCTTTTGATATACTCTAACTTCTATAGGCAGCCTGGGATCAAAACTGTAAAAGTCAACCCACTTCCTACCAGTTACATACATTTGATGTTGCATCTGCAAGAAATATTTCTTAGGTACTTCGTCATCCACAATATAGCTCAAATGCACCTTGCTAGACGGACACTTTATCTCAAGCATTCCATCATCACCTATCAAGCCATCCGGACTAGTACCTACTCTCTTATCCTCATCCTTAAATATAAAGCTGACTTCCCTAACCTGCTTTCCGTTCTGAATCTCATAAAACCTACGGGCTTCGTCTTCAAACTTAATGCCGTGCTCAATATGAGGACTATAGGGCAATGGTTCCTGTTCCCCTGTTAACATCTCAGACAATATCTTAGTCAAGAATGTCTTTCTTTGCGCTGGAGTTAAGATTAATTCACACGAACTAGACGTTAATACCCCTAAGCGATTCTTAAACCACTCAGCGGAACGTTGATCACCTTCTATAATTATACAACTCATGCGCCAATCTCCCCGGTATTTAAATCTCGTAATAAGTCACTGTAAACATCTGTAACTGAGTGAATCCTCCTATCTTTATTTGTAGAATCCGAAAAATAAGCCTGTGTTAGCATTGCTGCTATTATCTCATTATGCTTAGCTACTTCCTTTGGAGTATGATAGCAATCTATCTCTTGACAATTTCGTCCTAAACATTGTTTCATAAAATCCCCCTGTAAAAATCTTGCGTTAAATATTCAATTAATTTTTCATGTTCAGTGTAATCATTAGTGCTAGTAACTTCACTGTGTTTTATCTGATTATTAATTAACCACTGCTTAAGACTTGTAGCAATAACGTTAGATTCGTGTTCATCTTGTTTTCTACCATAACCAGCAAAACGTTTACCTCTATTAACAAAGACATTATAAGTATTGCTATCTAATCCTGACAATTCCATTAAATCATCTACTTGCCGTTTACTGACCTCGCCGTATATTACACTTAAATGCAAAGGACTATCTGTAATAATCACATCTACCTTATCTTTAACCCTTAATAACCTTTCTAACTGAGTCCCTAGTATTAATGGCCAATTATGGTTTAATCTATCCTCATACGCCAAATCCTTAGCAAATTCTGTAACCAATTCAACTCTATGTATCCCTAATACCTTCAATCTAGCAAATAAGGACGCGGCAATAGTAGATTTACCACTACCTGGCGCACCGTATAAATTTATCAATATAGGTTGATTTATATTCATATGTTACCCTCATGCGCATCTAAAATTTTATAAATTCTATCTAAGTACTCTCGCCAAAAGTCTAAGTCCGCGATCCAGAAATCTCTTAATTCACTTAAAGGGTTATGTATTAACAAGCTTTGATAATGATTTATTTTATTCTCAGCATTTAAAATACCATCCTCTGAAATATCTACTATATCACTCATTACAATGCCCTCTAAGATTTATATTCGTTTTTAAAGTTTATTGGCAATCCCAAATAGTGATTTAATGCCGCCGTAGTCAACCATTGTCTATGACCTAAAGACCCGTGCAAGACAGAATTAGTAAAGGTAAAAATATCTCTCTGTCTGTTCATGTTACATTGACTAATAATCCTATTTAAAACTTCAGGTATACTATCTATAGTAGTAGCATTATTTATACTAATCCTGAATTCATCTACTAAAGCCGTAGGTAATTGATACGTTTGAATCATTATAATACCCTCAGTGTTTTATCATTTGCATTCTTAAAGTACCCTATGGCGTATTCATTTCTAGTCTTAGACCAATAATCATTTATTTCTGCTTCTACTGCTATTCTAATCCCAGGTAATACCTCTTGCATGCCGTCTATCATAATTTCTGCACATCTATCAACATTCTTTCTAAAATTCTCATTATCCTTAATTTCAAAAATGTATTCATCGTGTATAAAGGCCATCATATAGACTTCGTCATTATCAGTATATTCAAATTCTTTCGCTAGTAACCAACCGCAATTTTTAGCACCTCCAGCAGACGGAGACTGCATTAAGAAACCATTACACGTGGCAGTATAGTTACAGAAATCCCTCTTAACCCCTTTAAAATCATACCTATAAAACGGATCTTCTTCCCACTTGCCCCACTCATCTTTAACCCATTTAACTTCACCTGTTAAATACTTCTTGTGTCCTTCTTTTAGAAATCTCTCTAATTCTGGGTATAACTCAAATAATATCTTTTTTAAGCCTACTATCTCATCTAACACTAATGACCATTCACGGTGCCCAGTCTGTTTAACACGAATGTTAGGGAATTCCCCTTCATATTTACGCATTAACCTACGTACAACTACTTCATATTCCGACTTAGCTAGTATTTTATATTGTAGGGGTATCCCTTCCTTATTACACTGTATTCTAATGGTATCATAACCCATGCCGCCTGGAAGTCCTAAACTAATCGGTTTCCCTTTGTTTCTATATGCCTTAAATTCAGGTTCCTTTTTCTTAGCTACGAAATCCTCATATGCAATATGCTTACCCGTACTCTTACTCATTAACCTACTAGCGAAGACAGAATGTAAATCCGTTGGTTTATCTCCACTGTTAATAATATCCATCATTGCAGATTTACCATACTCCCTATAGAGCTGATACGCAACTGATATTAATTCCAGGTTATTAAAATCGATTGCCACTAACCGGTAACCAGGTCTTGCCACTAGACACTCACGTACATCCCACGTAACTCCCTTTAATGCCTTAGGCATCTGCTGAATATTAACACTAGGATAAATACTACTTGCTCTAGAACTAGTTCTACCAGATCTAACAATGGCATTATAACTTGTTCTTAATAATGGGTTAGCTTTCTTAAGTCTGGATACAAATGCCGTCTTAGTCTTCTCATATACCCCTAAATAACGAAATTTGGCTAAGATATCGTCATCTTTCTCTAACAAATAACTGTCTAATGCTTCACCTGCTACACTAATTCCACCTTTAGGTGATAATACCATATTAGTAAAGTTTTCTTCTACATATTCCTTAAGCTTCTTGACATTCTTACTAAGTTTATTAGTTTTCTTATTCCTATTCATGAATCCCAAATCTTCTAAGTCTTTATAAATAGGGTTCAATACATTATCTAGTTCTTGGTCTAGTATATTTACTCTTTCAGGGTCTACCAAAAACCCACGACTAGCAATCAAGTTAAGTATAAAGCTAGCTCTAATATGGCTTCCCTGTTCTATTCCTCTATGCTTCTCTACTTGTTTTTTATATACATCTAACGCCCAAATACTATCATCAATAGCATACTTCTTAGCCTCCTCTGGCCATTGATCTAAAGGTACTCCGTCAAGTTCTGAGTATCTCAAGCGCCATGCGGTAGGGTCTTTCTTTGATTCTGATATATCAACTTTGAAATATAGTTTGACTAGACCGGCTAAAGATTTGTCATGATGTTCTTTTTTACTTACGTTATCTATAAGCTGTTGGTATAACTGAGTGCATATAAACCCGCCGCGTTCTACATGTTCCCATAATAACGGACGTAATGAAGGAAACCAAACATGAGTAACAAGCAATTCAAAAGTTGCATTATGCGCTAAAATAGCCTTGTCATCCTCAAAAGCATCTCTAAGCAACTGTTCCATTGCTTTCATCCCTACGACTAATCCCGACTTACCTTTTTCAGCCCACGATAAACAAACCGGCTTAGGTATAGGCATTTCATCAGATATTAAGTGCGTCTCGTAGTCAATCGCAAACATTATTCTTCCCTACTATTAAAATTAGATTGTTTGTAGTTATTAAATTCATCTTTAAGGTATTGTAATTCGGATTTTAAGTCATCGTTTTGATCTTCTAAGTATTCTATTTTAGTTTCCTGAGCTTTTATTAGGCTTTTTAAATCGTCAGATTCCTCAGCATACCTTCTTAAATTTTCTGCAATGGTTCTAACTCGCTCTAAATTATCAATACATTTTCCTACATTATGCTCTATACCACTAACATCCCTAAATTGATTTAAAAAGTTGATAACATCATCTACATAAGGACACGTATAATTTTCCTTTTTAAGGTAATAATCATCTGTTTTAAATGTCATTGCTTACCCTCAAGTTATGGCTAATACTGTCATTAAGTGATAGGTTCATACAATAATTAGTGCTAGCTTTTCCTATGTTTCCATAGTTGTAGGATAACTTCGCTAGCGAACCTCAATCGTCCTATCTGGTATCTCGTGACGGGATAGGCACAGCCCATGAGAACTAACTTACTGAGCTGATCTCAATGCTGCCAGTACGTCGTCTTCATTGATATCTGAACTACCTACGTATTCGTCAATTTCAAGCAGTTGTACACCGACAAGATTAATGCCGCCGCCTTTGCCTGATTTACCTTCGAACGTGCTAAATATTACACGCGCTGTACCGCCTGAGATCATAGGGATCAGATCTTCAGTTAATACATTCATGTCTTTATCATACACAGTAGGTTTCTTAGTAGATTTTGCGTTGAAAATAAAGTGCCCTGGTGCGAGTTTCATGTTTTTCTCTTTGGTAATAATCAATTTGTCATTGACTGTATCAAGAGTATCGCGAACTGTATCAGCTCCTTTAGATTCTGGAGTCACTTCTAAACGCATAGAGTATTCTAAAGTATCAGAATCTACACCTTTGCGAGGCTTGCGTAGTACTGAAAACTTAATTTTACCTTCAGCGGTGTGAAGTTTGGTTTCATTTGTCATAGTCTTATTTCTCCTCAGAAATATTATTTATAAAATTGGACATTTGTAACATATCATACTAAATACGGCATGTCCATACCATATTTATACCTTTTGTCGATTAACGATTAGTAATGTGTACTACTGAACCCCCTTTTAACATATCTATTACTTTTCTAAACTCTAACGGATTAACCGTAATACATCCCCACGACCTACCAGGATAGCCCATTTTAGTAACAAAAAAATCACTGACGTAATCAGCAGAGTGAATTACAATGCCTCTTGCGCGAACATTATCATTTAAACCAGGAACTAATCCGTCAAGTTTAAGTGCAAATCCTACCTTACTCGATTGATATGTTTCTGCGGTCCTAAGAATGCCTAACACACTTTTATGACTATCAGGTTCGTTGCTAAACTCAGTAGCCTTAAATACACTACCTGAGCCCTGTCCGTGACTAGTATAACCTGTCCAAACAATCTTTTCCTGCTTAAGGTCAACAATAAACAATCTATGCTCATTCGCTGGCAAACTAAAATCCACTAACGCCGCGTAAGTGTTATTTCCGTGCAAATCTTTTATTTTAGTATCACGTAACAATATATTTAATACTTTTTCATATTGGTCAACCATGTCAATCTACTCCTACACAGCCATCAGCTTTATCGTCACTTACACGTCTAAATTCTTTACCATAAACTTTTATTTTTTGGATTATATCCTGTGAATCTAGTTTTTTATCAAATTGAGCATCATATAATAACAGAGCCAATACATCCAAAGATTGAGGCTTAGGACAATTTCTGCACCTTCGAGTTCTAATATCGTCCAAATATTCGACTATCAACCCTATCAATGCTATTATGAATACACCTAATAACCAAGCCCAAGGCGCCATATTAGTTACCTCTCTTAATGGTTTTAATATGTGTTACTTCGGTAATTGTCCCAGTGTATTGAGTCGCTGCTGTAAATACTGCCTTGATACGTTTAATAAATTCTGCACGTGTCTTAGCTTTTCTAGGATTAAGGGCATAGTATGCACCTGCCATAAAATCACCTCCAGATCCAGAAAAATAAGGTTGATCCTTTATCTTTAAAGAATGTGCAGATATATGTCTTTTATCTGACGTAGCTTCTGAGTCATAATAAATACTAGTAATAGTAACATCAGTAGCATCAACTAGTAATATGGTTCCGTCTAACTTAGTTTTTATATTTTCTTCATTCAGGTCTCTACCTTCGTCGATAAGTTGTCGGCATTCCTGACCAAGTGCAGAGCTACCACAACTAACTGAAATTTGAGTATTATTATTGTGATATTGAGATTTTTCAGCTTTCCTGCTAATAATCCTCATTAAATCCCCGGTCATTGTAATTCCATCACTAAATACGAATACCTCGTTTTTGAATTGGTCTACTAATAATGCTGTCATGATATACCTCTTTTACGTTTGTAATATTTATCAAATAATAAACTATCTAAATCCCTTAATCCGTTCTTACTCTCACTAATAACTTTAATAACCTGTTCTAGTTCTACTCCCTCTAATTCTGCTTCTATCCCTAAAACCCTCTTAAACTTATTATAGGCCGATTGCTTCCCTTCTACAATAATTTGTCTAATTTGATCCTCATTATACTTTTCTAGTTCCGTACTTATCACTATTCTACTTGCAAATTCGTGCATAAACCCAGATTGGATTAAATTATCTTTCCATGTCTCCTTACTGTCTAGTTTAGCATCGTCAGCGGTGTTAAATCCTATTTTATGCTTTTTTAATTCGTTATTTCTAGCTGTCTGAAATGACCCTGATATAATAACTAGTGCGTTATTGGCCTGGTCTAAAGGTAACTTTCTATTCTCAGCCTCTCCACTATAATCACCATCTAATAAATCTAATAAACATTGTTGTAAAGCTAAATTATAATCCCTGGTATTATCTCCGTCGTGACCTGTATTGTTACCAATTTTATCAAATTCGTCAAGGTGAATAATTCCAGCGCCGTTAACTGTACTGCCTACGTATTTAGCAATCTCACTAGATAAATTATTCCCCTTCCAGCCCTCTGCTGTGATACTACTACAGTCAATACGTGCATATGGTAGTCCTAACGCCTCTGCCAATTTACGAATCATAAACGTTTTGCCGAACCCTGTAGCACCTGTCAACATAAGGTTAATCTTAGGTAAATCTCGATTATCGTGCCCTAAACTCTTAGCATAGAGATTAACTGTGTATAAATGACCTATATACGCCATTAAATCTAATGCTTTTTCTTGTCCTTTGACAAATTGTTGCATATACTCCACTATATGACCTTCAAATACGATATCATTATATTCATTTATCGATTTAGTCATATGTATCCCCTTGTTTATATAGCCATAGTCTGAATATACTACACAATTTAAGGCTTTGCCACTGTTATTTTACCCTATTTAGACCTATTGCCAAACTCTAACTAATATGGTATCATATACACTTATTCGTTATATAGGTGAAAACATGAGTTTAGCTCTTATTGATACCGTTCTCAGCGGTATATTTGGCATTATTAATAGAATAGTACCAGATAAAAACCAAGCTGCCAAGATCCAAGCCGAAATTGAAATGTATAAGCTTACATCCGACTTCCAAAACGCAATGGCACAAATCAAGGTTAATGAAGCAGAAGGTACACATGCATCAGTATTCGTATCAGGTTGGCGTCCATTCATTGGCTGGGTATGTGGCTGTTCATTTGCTTGGCATGTAATATTAGTGCCTGTTATAGTGTTTATCAGCTCTATGGCTAAGCATCCGATACCGTTACCAACTTTCGATGTGATGTTATTAATGAACGTGTTATTTGGTATGCTAGGTTTAGGGGGTTTTAGAACTTACGAAAAAGTCCAAGCCAATAAATTGAAATATAGTAGAAATGAGGAATAAAAATGGAAATATTGATTATAGTTGTCGTCGCTGTCGCAGTCTTTATCTGTAAAGATAAGATTAAAATTCAAATTGATAAGGTAAAAGCTAAGCTGTCTGAGATAGTAGCTAAAGTTAAAGGTAAATAGTAATAATGTCATAAGCCACGGATGGCATTCATTAAACACATGACAGATATAAATACCATACTATACATCCTGCATCTACCTAGTGTGCGTTCGGCTACGTCTGAGCTACGTATATATCGCAAACCATCTCTAAATACAACTATCCCTATTAATATCCCCAATAGGCCAAAAATTGCTTCTGTCATTTTAATAATTACCTTATCTACTTCTATGCTTTCTACAAAAGTAACCCTTTCTACACACATCACAATCAAAATGAATAATCATTAATCCCACTACGCCAAACACTAAAAATAAGACCATAATTAAAACATCGTTCATATTACTTCCCTCCCCCCAGTATGTTTAACACCTCTATGTGCCCTACAAGTATAACCAGCCCTACTGTTACATTCGTCACATTTTGTTAAATATAGAAACACCCCTAAAACTAAGAAAATTACTAGAAAGTAGAAAAGTGTCATCATTTTAATATCTCCCCACGATAATAGCCGGTTCTAAGCTCCCGTTACCTTCAACATCTGCAACTACCTGACAAGAAAACACAACTGACGATTTAATCTTTTGAAATTGTCTAAAAGTGTTATCTACTGCATTTTCAAGGGTTTTCGCTTTACGATTAATCTTTAAGTATGCAATGCCCTCTATATACTTGAATTCTACCTTATCTCCTAACAATGCTGTGAGTTCTCTCTCAAATTCCTCATGAGTCCACATACAGGCTAATACCCGTACTACAAAAAACTGATTAGCCAGCATTAGAGTACCCTCTCAATCTAGATTTAAACTCCTCAGTGATATTCGTATCATCTTCCGGTATAAACTCTAACCAGTAAGCGCTATAAATATCATCCTCTGTTAGCCCTAATGCCCATACACTTTGTAAAGCAAGTTCGTATGACTTAGCAATTAAACCGTCTCTATTTCCAGTAAGTCTTACTTCTATTGTCATTGATACTGACCCCTAACACATGAAAAGTTTTTAGCAGCGTCTCCAAATTCTTCTATTCGGTATGTATTACATTTTTCTTTCGCTTCTCTTAAGGTCTCACCTATAAATGTCTCTAAATATTCACCTGTCAAATTATTCATTAGGAAAGCGTCCTGCCACGATTGACAACCAGAGAGTAGTATAATCGTAAACATTAATAATATTATTTTAATCTTCATTTTTATCTCTCCCAATTACCGCAAATATAGTTTCCATAACTAAATAGATACTCATAACAACCATAAAAACACCGACGATTTGAGCTACTTCATATAATCCCATATTCCTAACCTCTTTATCTCTTTAGCCTCGTAATGCTTTGCAATGTCTATAATATCCCTATCTTTTTTCTCTAATTCGTCAACTAATTCCCTTATAATGGCTTGCAGTTCAAGGATTTCTTGATATTCTTGTGATCCTTTGTCTATACTTATCATGTATACCCCAAATCAAATACTTCGACATCATGGATAAATAGATAGTTTTGCAACTGCCATTCAGATATAGTAACCTTTAATTCTCTAGAAAGCAAGACTGTCAATTGTCTATCTAGGTCTCTTTGGTTACGTGCCACCACACTCATTTCTATTTTCTGTTCAGGCCAACTTATTAAGTACTTTCGCAACATGTCAATCATCCTCAATTGGTGTAACATCTACAATAATACAGCTATAGTCATTGCTATCCGGTAACATACAATTAGTATATCATTAATTTATAAAAATGTTAGCTGTTTATTTATCCATACTGATATCTACTGATATTAATTCAAAGCTGGTATCTATAGCTATCAAGTAAACGTTCTTGAAGCGAAGCTGATTATTAGACCGAAGGTCTATTGACAACCCCTCTCCAACCATGTATGTTTATATAGGCGCTAAGATTATATAATACCCCTTCAGGCCAATAGATGTTGTCATGAATGCCTTATATAGCGAAGCTAGTAATGGCTATTAGTGAC